TTTCATTTTGTTAAATGCTCTTATTAAATGAACAATATCCATATCTGCTATAGGAACGTGTTCAGCTTTAGATTCCGAATAATATGTTTCGTTAATCTGATCTTGCATATCACAAGGTATAGTCCTACCTGTTGCTTTACAGATTTTTAGTAGAGTCTTTATGTTCATCTTTTACCTTTCTTATTATAGCTGCATGACCTACAATTTTATCGCCTGGCAATGCTTGTCTATTAGTTCTTTTTTGCCATTCATACCAAGCTATTGTAGCTCTTTTGTTTGGATAAGATAAATTGTTATGTTTACCTTCTTCATCTATATACATTTCAAATGATTTTTGAGATACTTCTGGATTATATCCTTTAGTTATTTCTATTAAACTACATCCAATTAATTTATACAAATCATCAAATGTAGGTTTGTGTTTAAAAACGTGAAAGTTTTCATCACCATTATCTTTCCATAGTATTACGTTGTACATTTTCTTCCTTTTCTGTTAGTTTTTCTCCAGTAAATAATTGAGCTTCTAGTAACATTTTCATAGCTGTCATAGAATCTGATAAAGTAGATCCTTCTTTTAAAACTTTAACTCTAATTCTACCGAGTCCATAAGTTATAAATTCTTTGCCTTTATAAGGATCTTTTATCTTTTTAGTCATTGTTTCTTTTGTTGTTTTGTTTTTGCTAATTTTAATATTGAAATTATTATATCTACAGCTGCACCTATTAAATATAATAGCCATATTAAGCTACTTATTATGCCAACAAATATAAATTTCCAAAATTTAAAAAACTTCGGTATCATAGCAATTGTATTTGTGCGTAGACTTTCTATCTGAGATTTGATAACGGACATCATAATATACCTTTCATAGTTATATTTTTTCTTTCTAATTGTTATATAGCTCTCTCTTACGAGGGAGCTGTGTGCGTTTCTAAACTGGTTGTCAAGATACCTCCGTATTACTTACTAACTTTTTAAAGCTTTCAACAGCAGTAGTTAAAACGCTAACTGGATCTGATCCAGCAACTATACTCTGGTTGGCTTGACTATTAGCACCAGTTTAGTGCGTTGCTTTTATCCCCCAAGTGCAACGCAACTTGGTGTTTATGTAAGTATGTTAGGGAGGGATTAGATGACTAACCACTAAAACATACCACCTAGGATTCTATAAATCGTATAAAGCTATTATGTTTTTAATTTTTTTATGCAATGTGTATGCATCTATATCTTTAGTATCTTTATAAGCTAAAGCTTCTTGTTCTAGCATATACTGACGTATAACTTTTTCTAAAACAATAATATCTTTAATACTTAGCTTGATACTGAGAAACTTTGTAATCATATCTAGCTTCCTCTGCTTTATCTTTATATTCGTCTATCTCTGATGGAGATTGAATACCAAGAGCAGTTATACCAGATAGATACTCATCCCATTCTATTTTACATTCTGCATAATCAAACAGTAATGTATCTAGCTGTTCTTGTCTAAGTTTTTTGTTTGTTCCCATTTGTTCATCCTTTCAGTACGTTGATTGTCTAATTCGATACGGATGTTTTGATTAATTTGATTTATCATATCAATATTGTCTTTAGCCAATGTGATACCATACCCTATCATTATAGCAATTATTACTAACATTATAAATGACATATTATTTCCACCATGTTTGATTGTTACTAGATTGTTCTCTTTCAACCTTAACTACTTTGTAAGGTAAGTGAACAGTTTTAGGCATATACTTTGCAACAGCAAAACATAAACCTAATGTTATTCTTATTGGTAACATTATAGCAAACCAAATCCATTTGGCAGCTACATTCATTAACCAATCTTGTAGTTTATTTAACATATTTGTTCCTTTCTTTTTGTTTAAGTTCCCATAATTTAACTTCGTAATGGCGATCCATTATTATAGAAACTACAAATAATAAAAAACCACTTATTAAAAAACCTAACCCTATATATAATAAAGTGTTATACATTTTTTTTCCTTTCATTAGTTTTATTTAAAACAACATTACATTGAATAATGCAATTTAGTAGATACATTTCTACACCAAAAGCTGGTAATGTTTTCTTCTTATTACTTCTGATTTCTTTATGTGCATCAGTTAACATCTTTTTAAGTTGTATTAGTTCTTTCATATATCTCCTATATTATTTACTAACTAACCCCTCAATACCATTGGTGTTAGCTAGATCTTACATTTCTGCTAGTTATACTTAGTATATATTTCTAGACTCAGAATGTTATTCAACTCGGCAGCAACTCCAGTGAGTTACAACGCCGATCATTTTTTTTGGTCTTGAACGATAAAAAAAACCCAGCGACCTGCTTTTGATCGCTGGGCTTAATAATTAGAAACTATTTTTGCATAGCTTCTTTAAGTCTAGCCAGATTGTATTCTTTCATCTGTGCTTGTTTTGTTACATCTTTTCCAGATGACTTAGCTCTTGGCATAAACTTTTTACCAAACGCTACTTCATACGTCAGAAGTAACTCATTAACTATCATCTCTGCTCTTTTGATGTTTAGATCCTGTGCATCTCGTCTGAATATTAGCTTATCTACATTCAGCATAGTTATCTCAGTACCTACATCTTCTCTCATAGCATTCTTCATAAGATCTCTTGTCTTATCAGAACTAGCTATGCATTGATCAAGATGTCTTTGAAAGCAACCGATTATACTATTAGCATTCCATTCTGCTAACATAGCCCAATCTTTCTGCTCTGCAAATGGCGTAATTACATTTTCGAAAAATGCTTTTACACCAACTTTTATATCAACGGAATCTAATACTGTGTCCATTGAATCTAATCTGCTGTCACTATAATCAGCAGTATCTACTTCACTAGCTAACATATATCTCCTTGGTTAGTTGATTTATCTCACTGTCTAATTCGATAACCTTGTCATGATTACCTTTTACAACAGCTTCTTCTCTCAAACTATATAGCTCATTGACTCTTATCTTATTACAGTCATCAACTATTAGTTCATAGTATTTTACATAGTCCATTATAACCTCCTTGTTAGATTAACTATCATCCAAGTGCCTAACGCACGGGGACAGGGGGTGCAGTCATCACGAGGCAAAGCTCAATGATACAGTGCGACACAGCGCACCCGTAGGGGTATCACCTTTAGGTGAGGCGCTGATGTCCCTTGCACTGTTCATTGAGGCAAACTCGTGATACAAGCACCTTTAACCCGTGTGTGTGGGGGGACCCATAGCAATATATAAGCGACTGTCCAAGCGAAGCTTGGTAAAGTAGGAGCTTATGGTTTACGAAGTAAAATTGCGTATGGGGTCAATAGCGTAGACGGATGTCTACTCCTTTAGGGGCGACTGGTAAGTCGCAACCATATATAGTATTGTGAGTTCGAGGAACAACTAAAGTGTCGTAATAATGCTTGACACCAGTAAATTAGGACACTACGTACTTATAGGAGTAGAATAATAAAGTTATATGAAAGATGATCTTACAGATAAGCAAAGGGCATTAGTCGATACTATCGTATCAACAGGGTGTAGTATAACAGATGCTGCAGAAAAGGCAGGTTATTCAACACAAGTAAGTAAAGAGTCAGCGAGAGTAAGTGCTTCTCGCACACTACGTTTGCCAAAGGTACAGAGTTATATGCAACAAGTAGTAGCACAGACTCTAGGCTTAGGCGCAGTAAGTGCGAGTAGAAAGATGATCGAGCTTTCATCAGGGGCAAGATCTGAGTATGTCCAACTAGAAGCATCTAGGGACATCCTTGATCGAGCAGGATTAAAAGCACCCGATCGAATAGCCCACAATATACAGGGGGATATTAAGATTAATATAGACTTATCTTGATAGGCGTTGGTATGCCACCACACGTTCCAGACTCGCAGAGTCGGAGGGTGGGGGCAAAACTCACCAGCTTTAGCTGACGAGGGAACTACCACAGACAACAGAGGTCAAAATAGTATTTCATGGCAAAGAAGTTTAAAGATAAAGTTACCCACGAAAGAATCCCCAAAGGTACGTCATTAGGAAGACATCCCAAAAAGTCTTCTATGAACAAACATAAAAGACGTACGTTTAAGAAGTATAATCGTCAAGGCAGCTAAGTGCGTTTATAATATTTTTTTTTAAGTATAGGTTCGCCTTTCCCAATAACAATAGGAGAAAGCATGAATTACAAAGTAAACATATGGCAAGGTGACAATTTCAAAAGAGAGATTGTATATTCTGCAGATAATGATATACAAGCAATACAGATGGCTTCAGCAGCAACACCAGATGGATGTAGATCTACATTTGAAGAAACAAACGAACAGGAGAAACAATGCCCTACGGTAAAGGAACCTATGGTTCAAAACGAGGAAGACCAAGCAGTAGCTTAAAAGGTAAACAAAAGAATTTACCAGCTAAGTTAAAAAAAAAGATAATGGCAGCTAAGAAAAAAAAGTAATGGCTTCCAAAGAGGAAAAAAGACATATGGATGAGGTAGCTCAATTAGGATGCTATATTTGTAAAGCACCTGCTACCTTACACCATATTAGAAACAATGGTTCTGGTAATGTAGGTATGGGTAGAAGATCTTCTCATTTTGAAGTTGTACCTTTATGCTATGAGCATCATCAAGGTGGAACTGGGATTCATTTAGACAAAAAAAATTTTATTAAAAAATATGGTACAGAAAAAGAAATCCTTGAAGATGTACTATTACAAGTAAAGGCACAGAAATGTCGTTCATCCATACTATAAGTCAAAAAGACAGAAATAGATTAAGAACAATAGTTAAGAAAGTACATCTAAAAAATTACCCTACACATATGATAACAGATTATGAAGCTGATAAATTAGTAGAAGCTTTTGGTGAAGAAACAATTTATAATTTGTTAAAATCTAATGTTGGTGTAAATGTCGATTAATTTTAAATACAAACCAGAAGGTCAAACAATCAAAACCTTTATGAAGTCTGATGACTTCTTTAGAGGTATTAGAGGACCAGTAGGATCTGGCAAATCAGTATCTTGTTGTATAGAAATATTTAGACGAGCTTTACTTCAAAAAAAAAATGATCAAGGTGTTCGTAAATCTAGATGGGCAGTTATAAGAAATACAAACCCACAACTTAGAACTACAACAATTAAAACTTGGCTTGATTGGTTTCCAGAAGATGTATGGGGAAACTTTGCCTGGAGTGTTCCTTATACACATAGAATTATTAAGAATGATTTAGATATAGAAGTTATCTTCTTAGCTTTAGATAGACCAGAAGATGTAAAGAAATTATTATCTTTAGAGCTTACAGGTGTATGGGTTAATGAAGCTAGAGAATTACCTAAATCAATTATAGATGCGTGTACAATGAGGGTAGGAAGATTTCCTAGTATGAGAGAAGGTGGAGCTTCTTGGTATGGAGTAATAGCAGATACTAATGCTCCTGAAGAAGATCATTGGTGGGCAATTATGTCTGGTGATGTTCCAGTACCAGATCATATTTCAAGAGATGAAGCTTTGATGTTAGTCAAACCAGATAACTGGAGTTTTCATACTCAACCTCCTGCAATGAAGGAAATAAAAGAAAATGGAGTTACGACTAGATATGATCCAGCAGAACTCGCAGAAAACAAAAAAAATCTAACAGAAAAATATTACTCTAATATTATTAGAGGTAAAACAAAAGGATGGATTGATGTTTATGTTTTGAATAAGCTTGGATCTATTGAAGAAGGTAAACCTGTATATCCAAACTTTAAAGAAGAATTGCATTCATCAAAAGAACAATTAGAGCTTAATCCTAATCAACCTATATGGATAGGAGTTGACTTTGGATTAACACCTGCAGCTATCTTTGGACAAAGAACTGTTACAGGTAGATGGCATATTGTTAATGAACTTGTTTGTTTTGATATGGGTGTAATTAGATTCTCAGAACTATTAAGAAATGAACTTGCAAAATATTATAAAGGATATGAAGTTATGATCTATGGAGATCCTGCTGGAGATTTTAGATCTCAAACAGATGAAAGAACTCCATTCCAAATTATGAGGCAACAAGGTCTTAATGCATTACCTGCTCCATCAAATGATGTAGCTTTAAGAATAGAAGCTGTAGACGCAGCTCTATCTAGATTACTAGATGGTAAGCCTGGATTCTTAATAGATCGTAAATGTGTAAATTTAAAAAAAGGATTTAATGGTGGTTATCATTATAGAAGACTACAAGTATCTGGTGATAGATATGATGAAAAACCATTAAAAAATAGATACTCCCACGTTCATGATGCTTTACAATATTTAATGATGGGAGCTGGAGAAGGTAGAACTATACTAGCAGGTAAAGCTAGATCACAACCAACTATAGCTAAAAGAGATTTTGATGTATTTAAAACTAACAAACCAACTAAAAGGAAAGTATGGGATCTGTTCAAAAGGAATGGTTAGTATATTTTTACGAAGCAGATGAATATCCTTACCCAGATTGGTTACAGTTTTTAAAAAAAGGTTTTAAACATTGTGGAGCTATATCATATAATTCTAAACACGATTCTTGGATTCATCTAGAATATACTCATGCAGGTATTAGATTATCTCATTTAGATAAAAAAGAGCTAGAAGATATGTTAGCTTATTTAAAACAATTCAAAGTATTAAGATGTCCAGTAAAAGATCAATGGCATCTTATTAGATTCAAAGATTTAACCTGTGTAGCATTTATGATGAGATTAATAGGATTCTATAAGTGGTATATCATTACCCCTTATCAACTTTATTGTGCGTTGATTAAACAAGGATATAAGTCATTTTGGGATTGATATGTCAAAACCTAAAAAAACAATACAAGAAATAATAGACGAAATGAGAGATCTTCACGATCAAGAAGATGACTTAATGCGTGAAATGGAAGCTGGATTTGGGTCTTTGACAACAGAAGATTTTAACGACATAGACGAACAGGAGGATTAATGGGAGGCATATTTAAACAAGACCCACCACCAAGAAATGATGCATTAGA